TTACCCATGGAAAGTTTATATCCTACTGGATTTACTGAAACTGTTCCATTTAATTTTTTCTTTAATCTGATATTTGTTGTGTTAGACAAAATTGCACCGTCAGCTGCATCGATTGTCTTTAATAGATTCGAATGTCTAAAGATTGCATCGAACCCGTTTAGATTGTCTGTATCAAATTGATTGATTGTATTTTTTACCAATGTTGATAATTCTCCAGCAGTCAATGTTGTTAAACTTGGATTGTACTTGAATGTTGTTGTGATGAGAATCTTGATAATATCTGCATCTACAATCTCAGGTCTAACCGTCAACATGTTTAGTTTATTTAGATTGCTTTTTACTAATGTTTTTTCTGTCTCTGAGAGGTAGTCTGCATTGTTTGGTTTCAATGCAACAAATACTTTACCATATGCAGGCGGAACATTATCCTCACCTCCCCATACTGCAACTGCATCTGCATTCGGATAGTATTCTTGAACTTTTGCTTTGTAGTCGTTCAATGTAACAAGTCTGTTTTGTGATGTATAGAACTTAGTTGCTTTGAACTTGATTGATTCGATAGATTCTTTCTCTGCACCACCAGCTGCTTTTTCTACTACTGATATTGTCGAGTCTGTGAATCCGTTGATTGCACCTACTTGAGAAAATCTATTAGCTCCATCTGCATGTATTTCGTTAACAATTATATAATCAACTGTTATGATATCACCATCTAGTAATGATACACCTAATGTACCATCACCAAAATAAATCTCAATGAATCCTTCTTCGTTTTCTTGAGTATAATATACTTTTGATGTTGTGTCAATATTAGATACATCAGTTGACAATGCATAAGTAGATGTAGTTCCACCTGAGTTTACAGTAACAGCCATTCTGAGTTTGTCTACTCTTTTATTTGAAACTACAAATTTAGAATTCTTAATCTGACTGTCAAATATAAACTGATCTTGGGCAAATTGCCCCTGAACTAATTCTACATTACTATATGTAAATATATTTCCATCAACTGTTGGTGTATATGTTGAAGCTGCAACGAATTCGTATTTAACTCCTTCGTATGTTGTTCTGAATTGAGTTCCTCTTGACATAATCATAGCAGATGTAGTTGGAACTGTACCGTCTGCACTTCTTACATTTCTGAGAACTATGTTTGCTTTGGCAGTTGAAGCTTTCTCAGAAGATGGAGTGAATCCTAAATCTTTTGCTCTTGATACAACATTCTTTCTTATCTGTGCTGAATCTAAAAACAACTCAGAGGCTGCAATGTTTGTATTGACTGCACCGATATGAGATGCATATGCAAGAAGGTCTATCAAGATTGATAGGGTTGCACCTTCAAAGTTATAATCTTTAAATGTGTCTTGTCCTTTAAGATAATTCTTAAGGTTGTCTGCAATGTTATCAAAATCTAAATCGGTAACATTTATTTGTGAACTGTTTACTGCCATTATCGTGTCCTATTTACTGTGAATTGAAGCTCTTGATTAGATAAACCATTCTTTATATTATAAAATACAGTGACATCTAAACTGTTGCCTTCTGTTTGAAAAACACATCTCACATTTGAAACCCTTGGTTCAAAATCTTCTATTGCTTCTTTTAATCTTCTCTTTGCTCTGTTTAATTTTCTATCGGTATCCAATTCGAATAATAGTCCACGAATGTTTCCACCTAAACTTGGTTTAAAAGGTCTCTCATAATAGTTAGTCATGACTATATTTCTAACTGCCCTACGGACTGCATCTGAGTCTGACTTAGTTGCAACATCACCTGTTATGGGATGAGCAGTGAATGCTAAATCAAGGTCTTTATATGTAGACTTGACTGCAACATTCTTACTATTTGTTTTTACATAATCGACCATAATACTATTTATACAATTAGTTCGGGCTTCCTGTCTTCGGAGCTGCACTTCCGCCTACACTATGTGTATGTGTTGAAAGTTTAACACCTTTACCTGTAACTTCTCCACTTGCAGTGATAGAAGAACTATTAGATTGTTTACCTGTGACATTCAATGTACTATGTAATTTAGTTGCTTTAGAAACATCAAGTGTACCCGTTATCGTTGTATCTGATATAATCTCCGTTGTGTTATTACCTGTTATTGTTATCTTACCTTCTGATGTCACATCAGTTGTTCCACCAATCTGTCCAGTAAAATTACCCTTAGTTATTTCAGATGTTACATTACCCTCTGAAACTAACTCAGTTACATTTCCTTTTAAAACTTTTAGGTCGACATTTCCTGTATCGATTGTTATGTTTACATTACCATAACCTACTTGTAAATCTGTATTACCAGCTATGAATACTTTATCATCTTTCAGAATTGCAGTGTAGTTGTTGTTTACAATTCTAGTAACCTCAGAACCGTCTGCATGTATCTCATGGAATGTACCTGACCTATGATGTAAGTTAATTCTTTCTTTACCAAGTGTATCGTCTACTTCAAATACATGACCTGATTCGGATTGTGTAACTTTATTATATGGATATACTGGTGCAGAATCTACATCAACAAAATCTTTAAGTATCTTTTGTTCATCGGGTATCTCTACTTCATTACCTTCTGCATCTGTTTGTTTTGCAATCTTATGATCTAATACTGAACCTCTTGCAAGCGTAGAGTAATCTGACTCATCAACATATAAAGGATAGTATGGTAACATCTCCTTTGTAAGTTCCAACTCTTTAATAGTAGAACCTGTATTATCATATTTAACATCGATAGTTTCAGGTGACTTAGGTGCAGTGTCCATTGCAGTAGTAAGACCCCAACCTCTTCTCGAATCTTGAACTGGGTTTGGTGCTTCAGACCCTTCATTGTAATCTGCAACCGTTAATGCTCTAGGGTCATTGAAACCTTTCTCAATACTTCTAGTTATCAATGCATCGGTTGTATCTTCTTTGTATCCAGCTTGTGGGATACCAGCTGCAACACCAAGAACTATTGGGTCTTGTTTTGCTTGGTCTCTAAAATATCCAAATACCGTAGACCCCTCTACAAGTCCGTGACCTGTTCCTAATCCTGATAGACCAGCAGATGTTGTTGGAAGTATAACTTGACACCATGGTAAATCTGCAGAGGCGATAAGAAGTTTATCATCCGTATGGATTCCATGTATACGAACACGGACACGACCAACCTTTAAAGGGTCTTGTCTGTCTTCAACTATTCCGTAAAAATATTCCATGTATTCTGTATCCATATAAACAACATAGGTAATCCTACCCATGCTAATAATGTTAAACTAAAATATGTTATCACTTCCATCATGCTGATTCCTCTGGCCCAGGCACATCATCTAACGGTCTTGCATCTTCTATCTTCTTAGCATAACTTTCTTTTACACATTCTAATTGTAATAGACCAGTTTTTGCTTGGGTGTCTCCATTGACTGCAAGATCGGTAATCAAATACCTGTCATCATTTACTTTATCTGACTTGTCTCCCTCGCCAGGTACTTCGGGTGTTGGTATCTTTAACTTGATAATCATACCAACGGTTAAATCTGTTCTGAGTGGAATTGTTAATTGTATTCTATGTTGTTGTAATATCTCTAAGAGAGCTCTTCTTTCTAATGTTCCACTATCATTTAGTTTTCTTGGTTCAAATACTTCGGGGTCTGATAGATTCTCTGCATTATCAAATGAGTGTTGATTGTGATAATCTCTAATGATTAAGGAATCAAATTCTTCTGTAGGTTTTATGTCTATATCAATTTCGTCAATAGTCGGTGATACAGCTGGGTCAACAATCTCATTTGGTCTGAGAACTCTTTCATCATCATCAAGAAATAACATAGGGAATCCTGATACATGGTCTCCCTTATCCATTGATGTTTTTAAATCATAAACATTTTCTTCTTCTAGTTTTCTTATTGGGTCATATACTTTTAATGTAGATGCGTATGCACCACCGACAGTTGCTTGTAATGTGTCGAACATCTGAGGTTTTTTGTACATTTGTATTGCAGTGTTCAAACCTGACGGTGCATTAAGATTTTCGTCTGATGTTTCTACTGTATTTGTAGGACTTAATGAGAATGGAATCGGAAACTCCATAGTACACATTGTATCAAAGCTTAGGAATCTAAATCCACCATTTAGAGTTTGATAAAAGAACAAGCCATTTCTAAATCCATATGTTTCTCCTACTTGAGAATTATTTGTAATGTAATCTATGAGTTCTGCAACTGTCCAATTAGGACATATGAATTGTTTATTTTCGGGAACCGTTTTTTCCCATGCATCAAACTCATCAGTTTTAAACTTACCCACATCAACTAATGCATTCTGTAATATTTGGTCGTATCGACCACGAAGTGTTTGACTGATTCTCTTCCTTCTTGCAAAGAACATTCGAGGGTCACATATTCTAAGAACATATGTCTGTGTTAACTCATCGATTCTGTTTATGTTATCTAGTTTATATACTCTGAATGTTTTATCAATTGAAAATTCTTTCTCTGCTTCCTCTCCGATACCTTCCTTTTGGCTGAATGCAATACGAATGTATTCTTGACCAGTCATTCTAAAATTCTTTGGAAGGTTTAGACCATCATATACTGAAACCTCTCCCGTTACAAACTTATTGAATATAGATTCAAATAGTTTAAATCCCATGACCATATTTGTAAGGTCTAAAGATTCGTTGTATTGGTTTACTAAGGTGAATGCTTCTATGTTGAATTCACCCGCTGCATAGTTAGCACTCATGATTTCATTACTTTCTCAAACTGATTTACAACTGCTCCAATCATACTCGGTTTGATAATTTTTATTTTTCTTTTCTCTTCGTTAATTTCATATTCGTCTTCGAATATAGATTTTGCAGTGGAACCACTTACAAAGTGTGTACTCTTTACTCCATCCTTTTCATAATATGCAACACCATCTTGTTTATCAATGATTGAAACTGGTGTTACAGCTTTACTGGAAGATGAACCTGTAGATACAATTGGATTTACAAATCCTACTTCTACATCGACTCCTAACCTACAAAAAGTTGGGTCAACTTCTGTTATGATTCCTCTTGAATTTGTTCCTGTTATTGTTTCTCCTAAAAGAAACTTACTTGTTGATGATACTATATCTGTTGATTGATTACATACAAAATACTTTCCCTTATATCTCTTTTCCATATATGATTGAAATGATGATTGGTCTTTCCACCAATCATAATAGTTATTAAGGTCATTCACTAAAAAGAAAGTCCAATGAAGGTCACCGTTACCGTACAACTTTGTTGCAAGTACATCGGGTCTATCACCTTCTTCTAGTTCATGATAAGTATAATTTACGACTGCTTCTCTTGCAGCTCCATCAATAGTTGACTTACGGAAAAAGTCTTTGATTGTAATTAACTTACCATCGGAAAGCTTGTACTGCATTTCAGGAAAGTTCTTAAAAAATTGTGTTGCCATTATTATCCTCCAGTGGATGAGTCAAGAATACTAGGTGAACCACTCTCATCACTTATTTTACCTAATCTACCTTGAACTTTTTCAGGAGCAACTCTAGATTCATAAACTTCTTGAGACATAACTTTAATCTCTGTAAATTCACATGAAATTTTTGTAAAACCTGAATAGAACTCATCATCGTTTTCACTTGCTAACATAAAGTCGGGATTCTCAAGTGG